CAATAACCACATCACGCAAAGTTGCATCTTTTGAAAGTTTGTAGTAATCAATTGCTATTTTAGGTGCTTTAATATTTTCTGTCCTTCCTTCATCTATTTCTTTTAGATATTCTGTATAACTTATACAGGCTTGTTCCTCAAAATATCCAACCATTCTGTGAGCACACTGCGGAAAAAATATGTATAGGAACATATAGAAATGCCAAAATATAAATTGTGCTGTGATGATTGCCCAACGTTCAAACCAATTAGGCTTTGCTATTCTTATAAAAATCATCAAATGCATACGTTCATTTTCCGCTTCTGCCAATAATGTTTTAATCCAACCTCTGTCATCTGGTTTCATTTTTCTTAGACTACGCAAATGATTCCACATACCTGCAACCATTCCTGGCACACCTGCAACAGTTTCTAAAACCACTGCTCTATGTCCATAACGTTTTTTAAAAAATGTGTCAGCCAACCATCTTAAAAACATTGTGATTTTATAGGCAACTTTATCTGAAAAATTTACTGGTGCTTTCATTTTTTGTGTCCTATTATCATAAATCTATTATACTTTTCTGTTGGCATAGATTTTGCCATATCAATTTCAATTTTACAATCTTTTTGAAAATCTTCCAATGTCTGTTTACAATTTACGTGTTCGTTATGACTGAAATAGTCGTTACTTTGTAGAACAATTCTTTTATTTGATGGCAGTCTATCCACCCATTCGTTGTATTGTTCTGGAGTCAAATGTTCGCAAACCGTGTTAATAATTAAATTGTGTTTATTGTAATCGTTGTATGATAACATATCCGAAGTGATTGCTTTGAATCTACCTTCCATTTCGTAATCCTTGTTCATATTGTAGGCTATGTCTTCGCATTTTGCATCTACATCCATGCTGACTATACGTGTGATATCAAGATTACTATTAAACAATAAAGTTGCTAACACTCCGTTCCAGCCACCGCACAACAATATATTGTATGGTAAACTCTGCTGGTATCTTTGTAAATGCTCTATGAGCCAAACCTTACTATTAATTTGACCTTTCCAGAAACTTTCGAGTGTGCGATACCTGTCATCAGATTGCCTGATTGCATCCATCCAAAATAATATATCTTTAATGTTAATTTTCAAATTGAGCACCTAATTTGTCAAATTCTCCACACTGCCTACTGCACTCACGCAGTGGAGTAATTTCCCATGTTCTTTCTATGTCGTCAAAGAAACTACTTGCAAAAATTTCTTCTAAAGACGTTTTGTAAAGATTTGGAAAAGTGTTTATCTTTTTCATGTAGTCCATTCTCGAAGGCTGTGTTGGTGGCATCCATTCCACGTCTAACCAACAACAAGGAGATACATTGCCACAAGCACTTACATAGATTTGATTGTATTTTTTTGCTTTACAAATTATGGTTGGCTTGTCCTGTCGACTTGCTTTTTCCATCATTGGTTTCATTGCTTTACTTTTTTCTGAAGGTCTTAACTTGTGAAGAGGTTTTCCTTTCTCATCTATAACTTGAAAATAATCATCTTTGAATCTTGTTGTATTTTTAGTTGTGAATAATTTAAATCCAAGGTCAATAGACATTTGTTTTGCTTCATCTATTTGATGTTCATTGTGTTCAAATACAAGCATATGCCATTTCGCATAACCGCCAGCGCCTATAAATGCTTTTGCGTTGTCTATTATTTTATGAAAGTTTGTTGATATACGATATAGATGATGTGTATCCGCTAATCCATCTATTCCAAAAGTTACAATAACTCTGTGCTGTGCTAATTGTTTCCACCAACTAGGCTCTCTAGCACTTCCGTTTGTGTGCATAGAAAGTTTCATACGCGGATTAACAGCACGTAGATACTCGAAAATTTTTAAAGTGTCTTTGCTTATTATAGGATCTCCTAAATTACCACACATAAACATACTATTCAATTGTTGTATGAAATGTCTTGGGAACCATTCTTTGAATCTATCTATCGTGATATCATCTAATTTAATAAATGGATTCATAGGTCCACCATTTATCCTTCTTGGACACATAGGACATTTTGCCTGGCACTTGCTGGTAATTTCTAAATGCACATCTCTAATATCTGTAAAATTATACATTTGCCATTTTCCTTTTTGGTATTTTACTATCAGCACTGCTCACGCAACTAGGAGTCAGACATGGCATAGGCATATTAAATAAATTAAAACCATCTTCAATAGTACCCAATGGTTGGTCGTGACAACTATAACTTCTTTTTACTTCTCCGCCAGGTTCCCGTACTATGCAACTTTGAAAACCAGCATTGCATTTCCAACCTTTAAATTTATTAAATCCGAAAGCATTCAATCTTTCTGCCTGATCAAGGAAGTATTCTTTCTTCTCCTTGTCTATTAATTTTAACTGATATATCTTGTTGTCGATTCCGTCTGCCCAGTTAGATTCGAAACTGTCATAATTATTATATTGTTTGTTTGGAAATTGTTGCGGAAATCCTTGTTGTAATAATTCTTTTTGTTTGTCAGTGTATCCATCTACAATAAAACTTGCTGAAGGATCGCTCATAGGTTTCAGTGTTACGTTTATACCTCTATCCCAAAATCTTTTGCATCTTGCATACAATTCATCAAAAAGGTCTGGCACCATTACTTGATTAATTGTTACAAAAACATCATGATTTGTTAACATTAATATCTTGTCGCCAAACTCTTGTTCGTTTGCAAATTCATGATGGAAACTTGCTGTGATTGATCTACGAGATAATTTTCTTGTTGCGTCTATCCAACGTGACCACCATTTGATACCGGGACTTAGATTAGTTGTCATATGAATACTTTGATATTCTGCTTCGTTATCACCACTGTAATATTCAATTAGTTCTAAAAATTTTTTATATGCAGTAGGTTCTCCACCACTAAAACTGAAATGGAAATCTGTAAATCCATTTTTCCTTGCTTGTCTTTTTATCTCGTCTATTGTATTTTTATATTGTTCTAATGGTCGATGGTCAGGTTTTTTGCTGTGTGCATAGGGCCAACAATATGAACAATCATAATTGCAAAATCTACTCAAGATCCAACTTACTGAAAATAATTTGGAATCCAACATTGTTTGTTGTCCAAAATGAACTATGTTATTAAAAGGTATATTAAAATTATTTTCCATTTTTATAAATTTGTTCTATCCATGCAAAATCATTTATTTTAGATATTGCTTCTTTATTATTTTTATTTTCAGTCCCATATTTCCTGCCTGCAACTGCTCCATCTACTGCAACTAAATCATCTGACTTACACCAAGCATCTAATCTTGCTTCTGTCTCAGCGTCTTCTTGCCTGTCAATGACTTTGCTAGATAGTTTTACGCACTCTCTAAAAGCACTTTTCCAAGTGTTGAAAGGACTAGTGTTAAACGCAGAAACGTTTGATATCTGTTCCATTGGTCTAAATCTATCACTTATACTTGTAGTCATATCAGTAGTTCCTATACTCATATTTAACGTCAAATCCCTGGGCAAAAGTTTGACTCCTCCATATCCATATACTAGATTATTGACCGGATTCTTACTTCTCCACACGTGTACTGCGTTCATATCTTTTTCTGGAACTGCATAATCAAATTTAAAATCTTCTTCAATTATCGCATCTCCATCAACCACATAAAACATTTTTGTAAGTGCTTTTTTAGCCGCTTCAATGTGTGCCTGATGTATTCCCTTGACCCCATGTACCCTTTGTGCTATTGGAAATCTATTTTGTAAATGCTTAAAATTTTCTTCAGCATTAGGTTCTTTGTATGAAATAAAAATTATATCAAACATTTCTTCTCCTTTTCCATATTCTTGGAGTGTTTAAATAAACTTCTTTGAAGAACTTGCTTTGCTCTGGACTTAAAGGGTTTATGCTGAATTCAATATCATGTTTGTCTTTAATTTTTTCACCTAATTCTATAATTTCTTTTTTGCAACGTTCTTCTGTAAATGGATTATCATTGTCGTTTGGATTAAGATCTAATCTCCAGTATTTTTCATAAAAATCAAACTCACGTGTCTTTACTAAATCCCAATCAGTACAATTCACAAGATAACATCCAAGTCTTGCTCCGTGTATTGCATAATAACCATGTTCTACATCTGCTCCTACGTTTAGCCATACAAGAAGTCTTTGATAATTTTGCCACCACAAGTCTTTCAGATCATTTACTTTTGCGTTTCTATCTAGACTCATCTTCACACCCTCTCTAAAACCTGCCCTCCAAGCCTGAAAAGGACTTGCATTGATAAAACTTGTTGAAAAGTTTTCATTAAATTGATAGTAATTGTCAAAATGACAAAATTCAATTACATTTTTATCTTTGCCATCATGATTTTCATGTGTTTTCATATTCATTACAAAGTCTTTTGTCCAACATTTCAAACTGCCGTTACCATATTGCAATCCATTTAGGTCTATACGACCACACCAACTGAATTGATATGAATTATCTACTCCCAAACTAGGGAAGTCTACCATAACCTTTGTAAAATCTTGTTCTATTATAGTGTCACCATCAACAGTGATGAAACGTTCTGTGTCAGATGCTTCAGCACAGGCTTTGTGTGCCGCATCAAATCCATATACACCATGTACTCTCTTTGCCCATGGCACTTTGCGTTTTAAATCTGCAAAATTTTTCTCAGCATTTGGTTCATCATAACTTAAGAACACAAAATCTATGTCAGCAATCTTAAAACTCATCCACTACCTCATAAGAATAATTGTATAACTTCCTGCAGAACAACCTTGGCACAAAATCTACCACATAATCTATTTCAACTTGCTTCTTTTTTAATAGATCATTGAGGTTTATTTCTAATATTCTATCTACTATAGATGTATTATCCTGATCTGTTGTAAAAAAATTGTATTTGTTTGTTTTTTGAAAGTCAATTGTGTTAGAAAGATTATCAGATAATTGTTTATCAATTGTAACTATAAATTTTTTTAATTTTTTGTTTAATTTAAATCTTATACAACTATCTTTGCTGTTGTTTTTTATTTCATATAAAAATTTGTTCTCAACAACACTCATATTGTCGACTTTATTTTCTTTGACCTGTAATGCGTCTTTTTGCACCAACACATATTCATTATTTTGCAGTTCTACTTTCAAATCGAAAAATGTTTTTGTACCTTTTTGTATCTGATGTGCAAGATATTCATCTATCTCAACACAATTTCCTTCTTTCTTTGGAATCAAACCTTTGACCATTCCAGTCTCGGGATCAAATTTTAGATAAAAATTATGCTTTGTTGGCTCTGTGGTAATTACAAGTGGTGGACGTACAAATGGCTTGGTCATTTCAAGTTCTCCATAATTTGTTCGTTGATGAAATTGTCCTCCACATAATGGAAAATTCCTGATTGAATGATATTCCCCACAGCGAGTTCTTTATTTTTATTGAGGTTGTAATCAATATATGCTGTCCATTGTTGCACATCGGCTTTCCAATTTTGTATTTTTGGCTTCATATGTGTAAATGTAAGTGCGTTGCTCTTGCTAAAAACCTGATGTTGTTTGTTAAGCAATTTAATGGCTATTGATGTTGCAACATCCATACTGCACCAGGATTGTTTTGATTTATTTGCGAAACGTTCGCTGTAAGTTTTATAATTTTCTACTATGTCCGCCACTAGAGCATAAAATTTCTTGTTTTCTTCATTTTTCACGAAATAGTGTAAACCACAATACACGTTAGGCAGGTCATTGTTTATGAACACTTTTCTATAATATTCGTCTTTAGCCAGTTCATTTCTGTATGTTTTCACTTTGCTGGTGTAAAATAACTCGTATGGCAGTAATAAATTCCAAAAGTTTTCTAAATTTTCTAATACAAGCATATCTACGTCTAGCACTATTGTTCGCTCGAAGGGAGAAGTCTCATAAATTTTGCATCTATTTTCAATTTTCCATTTTGAATTAGTGCTTAAATCTTTTCCAGGTATATCTTTAATTACATCAAAATATTTTTCATCATCTTTTGCTATCTTCATGTCTGTAATCAAACATATCTTTTCATCTTTATTGAATGATTTGATACTCATTGCACAGGCAACAGCCTGTTTGTAGTAATCTGATTTTTCATTCTTTTGTGCAAATAAACAAATACCCTTACTCATCTTTAATAACCTTTGCTAATCCAATTTTATTCATCACATGAATATTCATGTCCTTTATCTTACAATCCAAACCTCCCTGCAATTTGAATCGCCATGTGTTGTCTTTGTATGATATAATTTTGTCACGATCTGTTATGTAGAACAATTTTATAGGCAATTTGATTGGCCAATCGCTGGCAATGTGACCATTTAAAATGTGTAATGCTATTGCAAAAGCAAAGTCATTTCTATATGTATTTTGCAATAGTTGATATCTGAATCTGTAAAAACTCCAATGATCCTTGATATGATTTATTAGTGTAAACAATCTTCTTACTCTATCAGTCTTCATAAAGTAAAACACTGTCGCCCAACACATCTTTATACCGCTGTCGCTGATATACTGCATATCATCAGTCATGTTGCTTTCATAATCTAGATGTTGTGCTTCTTGATTTATTAAGAAGTCATGCCCTTTGCCAAAAACTTTTAACAACAAGTCGTTTTCAACTATGAAATCTGTATCCATAACAAGAGTCTCGTGATAAGGAGATAAATCATAAGCAGAAGTCCTTGCTTTGTTGTTCCAAAAGGCATTCTTTTTTATCTCACCGTCGTAAAAATTTCTAGTTTGTTCTTCTTCTTTTGGGATACGTATTATTTTGTCAAATAAATCTTTATTGGGCACCATGTCTGCTGTAACGATTGTTACTGGTAGTTGTAGATGCTGTCGTATTTTTCTACAGCAAAACTCAGCCTGCTCTACGTAATTGACTGCTTTATTATTAAAAGCGAATAGTAATACACCTTTGCTCATTAAATTCTGCCTTTGTCTTGTACAAGTGTATTGTACTCAACAATATATGCATTAAGATTTTGTTGATAAAGATCCATTATGTTATTATAGAAGATTTCTAAATCTGCAATTCGCACAGGAAGGTCATAATCATCTAACATGATTACGTCTTTAATTTTATTTTGATTTTTGAGTGTGATGCAGTAGTTTATAAGTTGGAGATTAATTGTAAATTGATGACCAATTGTAAAATAAATGTTACGTTCAAGATATTTTTCTTTCAACAATCGTAATTGATTGTTAAACACTCTCATCTTGTTTGCGTGTTCTAAAGATTCTTTGATTGAATTATCCATAATATTACAAGATATTATACTTTATTTTTGGATTTTAGTCAAATAAGATATTAGAAATTTGTGCCGGAACCTTCTGCAACTCCTGGTGCTGTACCAATTATATCTGTTTGTGCTGTACCAGTAATTGCATCGTAACTTAAATTGGATACTGACTCGTCAATATTACCACCTGCTTGGTCTCTCCAAACTAATCTGAATTTGATTGAAGTGTCATTTGGCGCCTGTGCTTCTATGTAATAGTCGTTGGCACTATAGGCTCCTGATCCGCCATCGAATCTTTGGTAAATGTATTGATATGAAGTTGTAAGTTCATAATTTCCTAAAGAGCCTGAAGCAGTTCCTTGTCCACCTGAAGCAGTAGTTCCATGTGCTTTGAAATCCACGTTGCCAGCGCCTGATAACATTGTATTCCAATCGCTGTCTTTTGAACTTCCACCTGACACTGAACTTGTTAATCTTATGAATCCTCCTTGGTTAAAGAAAAATCTTCTTGCGTCTGCATTTGCAAAAGATACATCTAAGACTAAATTGATATCTCCGTTCCAACTTCCTCTAGTTCTTGAAGAGGTAGAAACAATAGCCTGTTGTCCACCTGCCACAGTCAATCTGTTTGTGCTGATGTTAAGTGCTAGTGCTTCGTATTGATCCCAACCAGAATAGTTTACACCATCATTATCTTTTACTAGGTCTCCTGCACTAACCTGTTGTAATTGGTTACTTGCTGGATTACCACCGTTTTGGTGTTTAAAACATTTTCTGATGTCTTCGTAGATATTGTTTATTTGTGCCGCAGTGATTAAGTCACCTGCATTGATATTTGAACTACCTGCAGTTTGACCGTAGCCACTGTCACCAGATCCTGTCTCTAAAACATTTGTAACTGATTGTCTTAATGTGTTGTATCTTGTTGCTGTAACTAAAGCCATTATTGCTCCTTCTAGTTATTTACCAGGCGCAATACTACCTCAACAAGTTTCGTGGATTCGTCTGAATTTGATTCTAAGGCAAAACCAATTTGCTCACCATTTGCGTCTGTTGTTCCAAAACCGCCACAGTTTGCATATACTCTTTCGCCTTTGGTAATAGCACCTTTAACCAAAACTGGTACCCTACCAACAAAAGCAACCGCTTGTCCTTCAGCGTCTTTGTTCATTAAAAATCCTGGATTCTCTGATATTACTCCCAAAACTGGTTCACCGGTTTCAACCGCTCTTGCTTCTGCGTCACCGCCAATTGATACCACTGTACCCACTGGATATTCTTGATCTGTTTTGTAAATCTCTGCCAAGTCAGCATAATTTGCCTGTGTCGCTCTACCACTGAAAGTAGTAGCCGCGATAGTGTTTGTTGCGTCTCTTAATGCAACAGTGTTCGCCTGTGCAGTTGTGCTACCTGGATAAGATGTTCCACCTTGTAAAATTGCTGTGGCTGTGTCTGAATTTCCTTTTAAAGATGTTGCGTGTACTTCAAACCATTTGTCAGTCACAGTTCCTAATGTTCTGTTACCACTTCCTGGATTGATTCCTGTTGTATCAATTTCGGCAATGCTTGTTACTACATTGTTAACATTTACTTTTAAATTTATTTTAGTTCCTACTTCGTTTGCAATAGCACCTTCATTTCCGTTTTCTATTGAAACTTTTAAATCATTTGAATCACCAACTGTAAAACCAACATCTGCAAATCTTACTATGGATGAAAAATTTGTTGCTGATGATTTTAAATAATCACTTGCAGGTGATCCACCTAATCTATCTGAGTTAGATGCTGTTCCAAAAAATCTGTGATCTGTAGACGTAACACCATTAGTTGCACTTTGCGTATTAACTAATGTGATACCTTTTTTGATTACATCAAAACCTGTAATTGTGTTTGATGATTGCGTTGAGTCTATTGTAAATTCTGTTGAACTAAAAGTAACAACTGTGATGTTGTTTACTTTACCTTCGATTATAAGTTGTTGAGAACCTAAAGTATCTTGTATCTGTCTACTAGTGAATTGTGTTACAGTAGATCCTACACCTTGCGGACCTACTAAAATGAAACTAGAGCCGTCCCAAGCATATAATTGGCTGTTAGCAGTGTCCCACCAAAAGTCACCAGTTGTTAAACCTGTAGGAGCAGTAGCACTTATTTCAGCACCACCTGTTGTTCTAAATTTAGAACCATCATAAAACTTTAATTTTGCACTTGCACTGTCATACCACATTTGACCAGCAACTGGTCTAGACGGAGCAGAACCGCCTGCAAAGTTTTCCAACATATGCAAGAAGTTTTCGTTTTGAATTTCACCATAACCAGCATAATTTTTACCTATAAATCGCAGGTTAGTTGTGTTATCAATAGTACCGTCTTCTACTGTTGCTATTAATGTTCCGTCAAATTTATTAACTGTGTATGCCATATTGCCCTTTGTTTCTAATATTTATCGATATCCTATACAATTTCTCTGTCAAATTCCCATGCTCCACTGTTAACACCAAACTGAAGTATTTTAGTTGTTGGAGCAAAAGTTATTGTACCAGTTACGCCTGTAGGATCACTGATATCTTCTAATACTTGTTTGTTTGCACTTCCTACCACAGGTGTTCTTTCTGCGGTACCGCTTGAAGCATTGTAATTACCACCTAACAAGCCACTTGCTTGAGAATCGTAGTTAATTGTAATGGACACATAGTTAGGCGCTTCTGCAGAAAATTCTGCTGATTGAACTGTATAGTTTCCGTCAATGGTACCTATACCACCACTGAATGTTGTACCGTTCACAACAATCGCTTGTCCTGTTTCATAGAAGTGTGCCGCACTCATTGTTAATTTTGTTGTATTTCCTAATGCGTTATCCTGTGCGTATGTTGTTACAGAAGCAATAGTTCTCTGTGCCGCCGTGATTGTTTGATCAACAGGTGTAAAGTTTTTGAAAGCACCTAAACTAATACTAGGTATGCTAAAACCTCCTGTAGATCCGTAATCAAGTGTTCTTATTCTAGCAATAACGCCTTGTGCTCTAGCGGCGATACTTGAATTAAAGAATGGACTTGATGGGTTTCCACTTCCTGGTGGTTGTGGACTTGTTGAATCGTATCCGCCTGCAGGGAATAATTTTTCAAGTAATACTCCTACAGGTGCATAATTATTTCCTGCGTTTGCACCTAGACCTGTAATATCTAATTGCACACCAATAACCGTGCTTCCATCCGCATAGGCTTTTGTTGCCACATCTTGCGCCGAAGTCGGATCAGCCACTCCTGATATTCTTTTATTTTGTACTTCGATTGATGTTGTTGCACTGTCTAATTTAAGTGCATTTGCATTTAAACTTGTAATTAATCCACTTGTTGGTCCAATCTTAACATCAGCAATAGTGGCTTGGTTAAGTGTTCCTATTGTTGTCAATCCTGGTGCAGAAACAACTGAAGCACCTAAAGCCGTTTCAGTTAAAACTGAATTTGTGTTAATTTTAATTCCTTTACCTGATGCTAAATCAATGTTTTCCGAACTTGTCCAGGAATCTGTGCCATCTTTCCATACAAAAGTTTTATTGCCATCTGATGAATTTAATATTAAACCACCATCGTCCACTGCCGCATCATTGCCCACAGTGCCGTCATCTGCTTTACCTAAATCAATATTTTTATCTTCAACACGTAGAGTTGTTACATCTATAGATGTTTGTGTTCCACTTACTACTAGGTTACCATCAATTTGTACGTCACCGCCTACATCTAATGTTTTAGAAGGTGATGCTTTAAAAATACCAACTCTAGCATTTGTTGTATCAATTTTAATTGCTGAAGTTTCAGCAGGTCTTCTTACTTTTATTTCTACGTCTTGTCCTGTAAGTTGATTTGCTACCGTAAAAGCATTATTTGTAAATTCTAATTTTGTGTTATTGTTTAGACCTATTGTTATACCATCATTATTTTGAACAGTAATTGATCCTGTAGTTGTGTCGTCGCTGTCTGCTGTTAGATATTGATCACCAGTTCTTACAACACCTGCACCATCTACCAATGCTTCTGATACTGTGGACGTTCCCACAAATTTGTAATCTGTTCCTACTGTGTTAAAACCTTTTACAATAGCACCAGTTGGATTGCCACTTGTAACTAATTCAGTAATCTGGGCACCAGCCGCCGGAGTAAACGAAGCGTTACTGTGGACGCCTACTAGGCTACCGCCAACGAACATTTTTACAACATAGTTTGTAATACTTTGTGTATCTAATACACTAACAACTGTGAAACCTGAAGTCCCCGATTGTCTAGAAAAAACCGGACCAGCAAGTCTTAAATTTGTTCCATCAAAGAAATATAATTGACTTGCATTGCTATCAATCCAAAGATCTCCAGCAACCATGTTAGGTTGAGTGGCTTGGACTGTAACACCACCACTTGCCGTAAACTCCGTTCCGTTGTATACTTTTAATTTATTTTCTGTTGTATCATACCACAACTGACCTCTTATAGGATTTACAGGAGCGGCACTGTTTGAGAAATTTTCTAACAACTGAATGAAGTTTTCATTCAATACTTCACCAAACCCAGAATAGTTTCTTCCTATAAGTGTTAAATCACTTGATGTAGTATCTAATTGACCATCTACTAGATCAACAAGTAAACTACCATCTGTTTTGTTCAACTTGTAACTCATTAAATTCCTCCAGTATATATGATGTAATTGATTGTTAAGTATGGGTTCATCACGTCTAACTGTTGCCCTGTTGTGCCTGCAATACCACCTGTGTTAGGTAATTGTTGTGCGCCGGCTGTGTTATTTAAATCTGGACCACTTCTAGTTGTTACTTCTGCATCGCCCGATGCACCTGCAATCATTCTAGATGCAAAGAACTGATCTCCGTTGTTTGCTTGAAGATTGTGTTCGTGTTGTGGTAAATTTTCTTTTGTAATTGTTTTCTTTTCAGCACCTGCACCTTGTCCTAAATTATCTGCAAAGACAGCCGTAGTTCTATCTGCTGATCCTTGTCCCATGTTGTCTTTACCTAATGGGAATCTTCCTCTTAGGTCAGGTGTTTTAAATACTGCTGTTGTACTTGGTGTACCAAACTGCGTACCAATTACGGCAAATAATTTATTGTAAGTTGCTCTACTTACTTCTGCTCCATCACAGAATAACCAATCAGTTGGTGCAGTCGCTCCTGCGTATATCATAATAGAACCTATAGGTGGAGTAGGTATTGTGTTAACAATTGAACCTACAGTGGTTTTGAATATACCAGTTGTGCCACCTGTTCTGTTTATAATCAGTTCATCTGTGGTTGCACTTGTAGTGGTTAATGTTTGGTTTCCAATAAATGAATTGCTTATAGTTGTGTTGAAAGTTTTAGATGTGCCTCCTGTTTGTCCATCAAAACTAAATGACTGTGCTGTGACATCACCAGTCATGTTAAATGTTGTTGCAGTCGTTAATTTATTTGCCTGTCCGGCTGTACCAGATACAGTTCCGCTTACATTACCAGTTACATTTCCAACAAAATTATTTGCGTAAACGTTATTGTATTGATTATTTGTTGCTCCAATGCTGTATGTGTTATTTGTCTGTGGTAAGATATTATATGCTGTAACATCACCCGCTATACTTGTAGAGTCACCTACAAAAAGTTTTTTAGCAACTCCAACACCGCCTTTTGCAATTATCGATCCTGAACTTACATTAGTTGCGTCTGTGGTACTATCAGCCTGGATTGTTCCGCTAGATAAAATATTTCCTGTTACGTCTAATGCCTGTGTTGGATTAGTTTTGTTAACACCTACTTGTCCTTGCGAACTTACTCTTAAGACTGTTGTAGTCTGACCTTGATTGTTTAATCTGAAATCTATTTCTTCGTCTAATGTGCTTAATTGGAATATACCTGCTTGATCTTCAACAAACATTTTGAATGATCCAGCGGCACCAACTTCAACACCATCATCTGTTTTAACTTTTATAGGAAAGTTAGTTAAACTTGTTGTGTCTGCACGTAAAAAGTTTCCTGCGGCAACTGTTGACGTTCCTACTACTAAATTTTCTGCCTTTTGAGCAGTGCCGTAAAATTTTCCTATGCCGTCTCCGGTAATGTTAGCACCACTTAAATTTAAACCTGGGAATAAAGTTGAAAATCCTGATATGTTGCTCTTCGGAGTAAATTGATCTGATGCAATTATTGCCACAGTTTTACTTGCAACTTCTAATTTTACTATGCTGTAATTTAAATCATCTGTGCCAGTAACTACAACAGGAGTTGCACCTGTTGTTAGTCCTGAACTATATTGCGGACCTATTAGTACCCAACCTGTTCCTGTGAACAAGTATAACTGTTGAGCATTCGTATCAACCCAAAGGTCACCTGTGACACTTTCTGAAGCACTAGGTTGATTGATTGCTTTTTTAAGTCCTCCTGACGCTACCCAGTTGGTACCATCATACACTTTTAATTGATCTGTTCCTGCTGTCGTGTCGAACCAAAGTTGTCCTTCTATAGGTCTAGACGGAGCAGTGCTATTTGCAAAATTTTCTAAAAGATGTAGAAAATTTTCTGCAATTATTGTACCATATGATGTTGTGTTTTTTCCTGGTAAACGTAGGCTTGTTTCATTATTAATTGTGTTGTCATTAATAGTGATAGTTCCTTTGTTTATCGCGTCGGAAAAATTAATGGTATATGCCATCTATTACCCCTCGTTAAAACCTGTTAAACTTTGTACTCTAACAGTGTAATCTATTTGAATCAATCTGTTTAAACTTTTTTGCACTGGATGGAAAACTACGTGTGTCAATAATTTACCTGTTCCAGATGATGCGAAACTTACAAGTCCAAGTTCATCAAACACATATAAACTGTCTGACGCTGACGCTGTATCAGTTGCATCTTGACCATTAGGTTCACCATAATCTAATAAACAAGTAACAACAACATCTGTGTAGTTTGTGCCATTTACGTGTCTAGTTTCAATTTTATTTCTTTGTGGATCTAAATTGGAAACCGATCTATCATCTACTATTTTTGTAAATGTTTGGTTGTACAAACTTGCATTTGTGCCAGTACTGTTTGGAGTTAGATATGTTATAATACCTGTAGGATCAACTGATGTACCTCCGTTACCAAACGCCATTGAATTGATGAAGCCTTGCCCTTGATTAGCAACACTTTCAGCCAAAGCAATACTCATGTTTTCATAGTGTATCGCATTACGTTTATTAACGAATACAGCACCGGATTCAGGGTCATGTATCTTAATATGTCCTTGAACTAATACTCCGCTGTTTTCTTTTATTTTACTCATTTGTGCTCCAATTTCTTACTGTATTTATTGCGGCAATGCCACTTCTTTTTGACGTATGAATCTTGCTATGTCATTCTCCGTCTGACTGAGTGCTTTTGCCGTATCATGCCAAATTTTCCCTTGTTTTCTAATAACCACAATTTTGGCACTTGTGGCTGGTGTTGTTGTAAATGTAATCACAGGATTAACACCATCAACTGTGAATTCTGCTGGAACAGTCGTATCTGCTTCTGGACTATCCTGTCCTAGTGCAGGATCATATACACTTATACTGTTCTTGCGTAATCTCTTTCCACCAACAAAAACCTCGAATTCATTGGCTGTCTTAGGTGTAAATGATATTGTTAGTTGGTTGTTTGAAACATTTTCACCTGTAAAATTCTCTGTAAGGAACTCATCTTTGTATGGAACGTTCTGATGTCTACTTTGATCAAAGACCTGAGTCGATGCTGTGTGTACAAGAGGTATACCTGTACCAAATGTTCCTCTTCTTAATTGTTTAATAGTGTTGCCTTGTTTCTGATAATATTCAATTCTTTCACCATCTATGAATATAATACCTGGCAATCTTGCTCCTATGCTCGGATCAGTTAAGCCTGTGCCATCAGCCAACACAATTTCCCTATCATTCCAATTTAAATTTTGTGCTAGGAAGTATTGTCTGTCATCTCCTAAACGTTTGAAGTGCGATCTATTCAACATATCTTTAAATTGTCTGTACGCAAATTTTCCTATGAAACTAGGCGCAGAGAAATGTATTACATCTATTTCATCATTTTGCGATAAATTTCTACTAATCAATAATCTGTTTTGATCATTAGAAACAGTGTAGTCCACACTTGGTGCTAACCATTCGCCGTTTACACACACCCAAACATATTGAGCATCTGTTGCCGGTCTTCTTAATTGTATCACACCGTTTGTTAGTTGATTGTAAGTGAAATAATCATCTGTGTTCACTGTGATACTTTGTTTGGCAATCACATCAAATTGTTCACGTTCGATATCTTGTATATCATGTTTAGAAAATTGATACGCAGTAATATTTTTTCCGTTTGCTGGAGCAGGACTAATTGTTAGTACTCCGGTATTAGAAACTGAATACTCACCATTTTCTATATACACATCGAGAGTATCGCCTACTTTTCCAACTCCTGATTCAAGAGTAACACTGCTGTTTCCAGGATTCCATCTGTATTCAGCCGCAGTAAGTTCAGTGTCATTTAAAAATGCTCTTACAGTGGTTGCTAAAATTGTTCCTGGTAAAACTTGCCAAGTTTCGAATTGATATTCACGTATTAAGTTTCCACCTGTTTCTACTAAAATATGTTTTTTAGTAAATCCGCTTCGTAACACGTCATTATCTACTTTTACAATCACATTGTTCGTAAATGGCTGTTGTGTGAAAGGTGTAGGTGAAAGTGTAAATGCAGTTGTGCTACCATCTGCTGTAAATGTATTTTGTGTTACTTCACTAAATGATTGACTTGTACTTTCATAAACACAAATATTGATTACTGCATCTTGTGTTGGTGCACTAGCAAATCTAATACCTACTCTATTTGGTCTAGAATACGTACTGTCTGTTTCGAAAACTGTGTGTGTTGCATCTACACCATTTACTTTTACAAAAGTTTGAATGTTATTTGTTTTAAACTTACCACGTGTAATAAATTCTGTTGTACTACCGTCACCATTGAATATATCTACATCTAAAATTGCTTCACCATTATTTCCCATTGTGATAAAATTAATTTTTGCGCCATTAGATGGTGCTGAATTAAACACTAAATTTTTGTTTTGGTAATCAATTGAATATAAATTGCTGTTGAATAATATATTATCAACTGATACAAATACAGCATTGTTACTTTGTGGAAAGTCAACAAAAGCATAAGTGGTTGTGTTGCCGTCACCTATATAATTGTAACTATTAATTTTGCTACCTGTGAATGCACCTCTATCAAATACTTGTATGTCCAATGTGTCCAATACTTGTCCAGGCACAAATTCTTCTGGTCCATGACTTGAAGTTGGAGTTACAAATCCATCGCCGTCTATTTTTATATCTTCTGCGTTTAATCCTGTTGCTGTAGAATATGCAAGGTCACCGCCTTTTAATAATTGATCCACTGCATCAGGATCAGGTAAGAAACTACCATCACTTGTTGATTTACGTACAATTATTATATCATCACTACCAGTTTCTATTGCACTAACATCTACAGTTTTCGTACTTCCGTCACCTTGCAATGATGCCATTACTGCATTTTGATTTGTAACAGGATTGCTTGTTCCAAAATTAGGATCATCCATTCTTACAAGTTTCCAATCCCATCTATTATTTTCAAATGCTCTGAATTTTCTATAAACGTGATACTGCACACCTGACTCTAGTGCTTTAGATAGGTTGATAGATTGTGTGCTTCCGTCTAGGTAGAATACTTCGTCTTCATATGTATTATCATATGTGTCCCAAACTCCTGCACCAAATCCTTGATTGTCCCAACCTGATACATCCTCAAAAGTAATACTTCTTACTTCTACTCCACCATAGTCAATACCATCTATAACCTGTGCTAATTCTTTTCCTGGTTGACCATCAGTTGGTGCATAGTATAAATTTACTCTGTCCTGAGTATGTAACACGTCTTGATTTATCAAATATGTAATCGAAATTGTAGACAAGTTAGCAGGCGGACTAGTAAACTGAACAAAGCCAGTTTGTCTCGTGTAGCCTTTTGTTGTGTCTACTTCGTTTGCAAAATTAAATTCACTACGTAATTTGCCAACTAATCCTACAGAAACTTTCACAGTGTTTGATCTTAAATCCATTGGCCATTTTAATTTAAATTTTAATTGAGAAGCATTACCAGTAAATGTTTCTGTTCGTGTTAAATTAGCAAGTAATAATGTACCAGTTGTTCTGTCAAATTTTACTGCAAGATGAGTAGATCTTGTAAGTCCCTTGCCTAAAACTGCACTAGCAGTAGCAAAGGTACCTGTTGTGCCTGATGACAAAGTTACAGTTGGTTGCGAAATATATCCACTGCCTTCATTGTCGACTCTTATTTTAGTTACTTTTCCATTTTTTACAAAGGCTGTTGCTTTTGCTCCTGAGCCTCCGCCCCCAGTAATTATAACCACAGGTGCATTTGTATATTCTGTTCCTTCATTTGCAACATTAATTTCTGTGATTTTGTAACCAACATTGTCTAACCAATGTTTATCTGGGAAAGTGGTAATTGCATTTGTCGTAAGTGCATTGCCGACTACTCTAATGTTACTTGCTTGTATAAATCCGTCTTTGTATCTTGGTGGATAATCAAAGTCTGCAACACTTGTATTCGTTGGTTCTGTTTTTTGGTATGAACTTACATATTCTCTAATTTTTGTTTTGTAAGGTTTGACTTCTGCGATATAATCCTCAAAGTTTGCAAGGTTGTCATTTTTGAATGAACGTTTTTGTTTTAATTCTCCAACATTGTGTTGTGCTTTTACAAAACTTGTTTTGAATATCCAGTCATTTACTTTTTGTTCACTTAAAGCATAGCGAACACTAGCAAAGAATAATTTATTATACTCGATATCTAACTCTTCAACAAAAATTTTATCTCTTAATGTTTCTAAAATTAGTCTAGTTTCTTGTATTGGTTGTCTATCATACAACTGAACGTCATAACTATTGCTGTCAAAACCTATATTTGTGTTTGCATAATCATACAATTTAGTATTGAACTGTATAGTTCCATTTTGTCTACCCACTGTTTTATAGTTCACAGTGTAGTCGACGTCAACTTTTTCGTCAATTTTTTCTAACAGTAACCAACCGCCGGTTCCTATTGTGCTAATTTTTACAATATCACCTATGCTGTTTTGTAAACTATCTAATTGATAACTGAAATCAACTTTTTGATCGATTGCTGTAAATTGTGTGTATCCAGTCTCATACCAATCAGCATAATTCCAATACAACGATACATTGTAACTTTGTATCTGTGATCTTGTCCATTTGTCTGTGCTTGTAAAATTATATATTGCCCATTTGCCATCAACCGAACTATCTGCTGTCACTAACGCACTGAAGTTTCTTACAGTGATAGTAGTTTTGGCATCATAATTTTTTCCTTGTTTTTCTACTTTAGCACTTGTCAATTGTCCTTTTGCGTTGATTGTAAAACTTATAATTGCATCTGTACCGTTGACAGATTTAATTTTGTATGTAGGAACTACTTTGTATCCTTGTCCTGCATCGGTAATTGTTACATTGGTAATTTTTCCATTTACTATTGTAGGAACGATGGTTGCCGTCTTAAGTGGTCCAGTGCCTAAGAAATCTAAATCGGCTTCTGTATCTACAGTTGTATCATATAATCCTGAAGCAGATGCAGGTACAGGTTCGTTAGAAGTTAAAGTTGATAAATCAACCTCATCTACAATTAAATTTTTAATTAACACATCATTAGCACGTGTAACCAACTGTTTTGTTGCTTCTGCATTATTCTTAAACCAACTCTGTCTAGGAGTGGTCAAAGTTCCATATTTTACTTTATCACTCAATTCTGGATCAGGTACTGGACGCATTTGAGAATCGTACCCAATTAAACTGTTGAACCAAACTTCTTCTACGTCTTTAGGTGGTGTGCTTGTTCCTAAATTTTCTGCCACAAGAGCATATTCATTGTGTACATTATTTTCTGATTCTGTATTGAACAATCTAAAGTTTAAAACAGTATCTTTTCCATTTATAAACTGTCCACAGTTTACAATGGCAAATTTATTTGGACCAAACAATGTAACATATTTGTATCCTTGTGCTCTTGGATCTTTGATTAAATTTTGTACTGCATCAGCAGTCATTCCTCTGCCTTCCATTTCTGGAACAGTTTTCTTACCTTTTACCCAATAGTAGTAAATATTTTTCATAGAACCAGCAACTGAATCATATTTCTTTCTTGTAACAAAATTGTTGGTATCTGACACTGTGCCCGTAAATCCTAAACTTGCTCCTTGAGGCGATGCAGATATTGTATTCCATTCTGTAGGCGTTTTAGTTGATTCTGTCCATTCATGTATATCAATACTTGCACCAGGAAATAGTTTATTCCAATATGCATTGTTGAAGATAATGTTGCTTTGATATGGATAATAATATATTGCCTTAGTTAAATCCCACCAAAGTCTACCAACCTGTAAGTCTGTCCAACTGTTTGTTGCATCTATCGTTCCACTAGCAGTAGAATTATTATAAACTGCTGGGTCGTATAAAGTTTTATAGAATATTTCTGCTTCAGCCTGCCCAGGAATTTTTCCGTACAGTGGATCAATGTAATCTAAATCGATTAGTTTTCTATTTGTGACCTTGTCATACAAGAACACACTTTTGATTTTTGCCAAATCTATTTGGTCTATGCCTGTGCTCATCTCATTGATGCTAGTCCAATTATTCTCCGTAGGAGATTTTCTAAAATCAATTACAGTGCCTTTTTCTTTGTTTGCAAGTTGTAGAGTAGGCAAGCCTATGTACACGTGATTATTATTAATAGTTAGATTTGAACCAAACTGCTGTAAACTATCATTAGCATAATTAAATTTTTCGCCGTACAATAATGTATCTTCAAACTTTTGATATATGTGTACTGAACCACTATCTGTAAAAGTTTTTGTAAATGTTGTCATTTCATCATCAAAACTTGTAGTGCCTGCATCAAGGGTAGTTGGAACAGTCATGTCGCCTTTTAGACTTGTTACTGCAAGTACTAAACCACTGAATGCTAAACTGTGACCAAAGTTTTCTGAAACTTCTTTGTCCGGACTTGTTAGTGTTTGATTAAAATTATAAAGACCAGTATCATCTAGTGCTTTTTTGTAAACAAATACAGCACCCATATCGATGTTTGTTAAATCTTTCAAAGGACTTCCAACTGCAACCAATGTTCCATCACCACTGATACTTAAATCAGAACCAAAATTAATCAAAGCCGCTGAATCGCTAGGTGGTAAAATAGTTTGTTTGTATGTGTAATGACCGTTATCTAATCTGTACACAACTACTTTTTGTGAATCATTATCAAAAACTGCATTAGCAATTATGTTCACGCCGTTATCATCAACGTCAAATCTATCTGCAAAACGTATTAATCCATTTTGTTCTAATGTGCTGTCCTGTTCTAGTTCTATTCCTGAATCGTTAGGAATGTAACCCAACATATCAGTATTGGTGCTTTGTAAAGTCCAGTAAGCAGGGTTCCATTGTCCATAAACAAGATTAGTGTTTGCTTTGTATAATTGATTAGCATACACAACTATTTCACCTGTCACATAATCCGCATTTACATCAAAAGGACCAGTGTACATAGGATCTGTACCAAGTGTCCAATTGTTGTTTGCGTTGTAATTTATGAAATAAATTTTTCCTGGATTGCTGGTAGTTAGGTCACCGCTGGCTCCTATAAATGCAACTGTCTTATCACCAACAGTACGCATTTTAATCCTAGAACCTAATCTTAAATTTGCTTTTGTATCTGGCACTGAATAAGCACTGTTGTAAGAATATTTGCCAGTGCCGTCTTTTTTGTAAATTAAAAAAGCACCTTGGTTGCTTAATCCACTTGCGGTACCTTCTCCAATCGGTATGTTAAAGACTTTATTCCAGTCATAGTTCGTTGAACTAGGTGTGTTTGCATTTGCAGATATGCCGTCTAATGTTTGTTCGTCCCATAGCCAATATTCTTTATCATTTGCAAAATATTCTGTTGCATTGTTAGTTACTGTGATTGGTGCTGTGTGAGTGAAAACAAATAATTTTCCTGCGCCATTCAAACCCGCCATATTTGTTTGTTCAATATTTCCAAGTGTTCTGTTTGGTGATCCAAGTTTTGTAATAGTTCCATTTACTCCAGCATTTGAACCAAGTGTAAACACACCAGAAGCATTTTTAATCCATATTCTTAATTTTTGTAGTCCAGTCGCTTGACTTAACACCACTGTTGCAGTAGCATTGGTCACATCATCTTGCACTGTGTCACCAGGAACCACATCATAAAAGAGGTTATTCTGACTTGTAGAGTCAACATCAATATATCCATCCATTACATCAGCGATAGTTTTTAAACCGTTCGTATCAGTGGCTGATATGTTTATGCCAGAAAAATCAAATTTGTTTGCTCCGACAGTGCTTATCCAAACATTTACTTGGTCTCCTGAACTTTTTGTGAGAGATGTATTTGTTCTTACATACCACTGATTGCTTAATATGGCAGTTGGACTGCTCTGTGGCACCCATTGATTGTTTGAAATGTAATAAGATTGTGTATAAGTTAAAATTCCAAACTGTGATTGATACATCGGCGTCTGTGGAGTAATTGCTTGTATTTGCTCGTCAAGACTATTAACAAATTTGTTAGTGTTACGTGTTACACCTTGTCTTTTGATGTCTTGAATTACAAGATGATTAGTTGTGTCTATACCTGCATTTGTAGAAATTGTTGCATTGATATCTACCATCCAGAAACCACTTAGGTATGCATAGTCTTCACCTAAAACTCTATTAAACGTTCCTACTTCAAGTGTGCCATACATCAATGTGCCTGAAGCACTAACAACACCTTCTACGTCTTTTAGATATAATAAAGTTTTCGTTCCTTCTTTTCTTTTGTATACAACCGTACCTTCAAAACTTGTGGAATTTACAACTGCTGATAATATTGGATCTACAAGTGTTAAATCAACTTTCAATATTGCATCTATTTTTTGTACAATCGGCACTTCTGTTTTAGAAAATAAATTTGTTTTAATAGTTGGATCGCCAACTCCTGCAAATGGTTTAAGTGCAGGCTTTAATAAATTTGTTCTATCTGTAGGATAATCACTACTGAATCCTGTGTAATCCATTACTAGTCTATCACCAATTTTAGTCCCTTGGTATTGATCTCTACTTGCACGTATTAATAAATGCGTTGTGGTAACATTAGGAAAAATATGATCACCTATTACTATGTTAGATGTTGTTGTGGCTGTGCTTTCTCTATAAAACGCACTGGCATCAAAAGTTGTAAAGTCTACTGATGGATCCTGACCTGTAATTTGATTAGTTGCTCTCCATAATTGGTTTTTGTATTGTACAATATTGTTAACATTATAGTTTGTAGTAGGATTGAATACACCTTTGTATTCTGTTTTCAAATTGCCGGCTGTTGGTGCACCTATTACAACAAAATTGCCATCTGGACTTACGTCAACTGCTGAACCAAAACTACTTGCCGAACCGAATAGGTCTAAACTTGTGAGTAGCGGATCTTCAGTTGGTGCTTGTATTTTTTGTGAAAATCTTAAACTACCACTCTCAGTGCCTCTTACAAAGACGTATATTGCGCCATCGCCATCAGTTGGTTGACTTACTAACAATACCGTATTGTTTTTATTGACAGCGATTACTTGACCGAAACTTTCATCGCTTGATGTTGATGTTGTACTGACTTCGTTTGCTGTTTTATAAACAAATTTGTTGTTAACCACTTTCCATCTGCCGTCATCACTTGCTTCTATCCAGAATTTTTCATTATCTCTAATGCCTGATTCGTTTACTCTGCTGTTGATTGCATCTGTGCTTGTAAATTTAGCAGAAATAAATCTACTAATATAGCCTGTTGCAGATGATAATTGTTGGAATCCAGTTTTTGGTTCACAAATTATTTTTGAAGGTGCAATACTTGTACATTTGAAAGTGTAATTTTTACCATTTGCGTACACAACAAAAATTTCTCCTGCTGTCATTGCCGGAGTATTAAGTGTGTCTACTTCAATTGTATTGTTAACAACATTTATTGCTTGTATCCTTTGTGTTGTTTTAGAATATCTAAACACATTCCAAGAATTATTATAATCACCTACCCAAACATAATTGTTGTCTACTAATGTGGAAGTGTCTGCTGTTAATAAATCTTCATATTTTCCAACTGTTAAATTTATATCAACTGGATTGACTGGTCCTGCTGTCTTAACATAGGTATTTTTATTGTATTTTGTAGGGAAAGGTGCGTGTGTGTACACATCTGGTTTAAGATATACCTGTCCTGATTGTATTCTATATGTCAAGTCGCTTGAACTTGCAGGTAAATTGTCTGTCAATTCAATAGGCTGAGGATTTAAACGCACTTTAGATTCATCTAAATTGTATTCTATTTCATCAAATACAGCACTTGCTCCATATTGACCTTTTCTGATCGCCCACTCTTCATGGAAATTTATACTTTCTTTATCTGCACTTGCCAAAGCATCAAACATTTTAGACAGTGCATTTGTTGTTCCTTTTTCACGCACAAAGCCTTGATAGAATTTGTATTGTGCTACATCATCATTAATAATATTTTTCAAATAATTCCTAGGTTGATAGCCAATTAAATGCTGTGCCATTCGCTGTTGTTCGCTATCGAAATTGTCAGTGTCTAAATCATAGAAATCACCAAATTGGTTTGCTCTGTAGTCAAAATTAGATAACAAAGTGTCACTAGGCGCCGAGTCCAGTCTTGTCCAATCATCATCTATAAACTTGGACGAACCTTTAAGTTTTTTATTTGCAGTATAGAAATATTGTTTATATTTTACAACATCACTCATTGCGTAATCTGTGAATGCTGTCCATTCCTTTATGTTGGCTACACTAAAAACAAATCCAGGAATAGATTGACTTCCGTCCCATTCGGTCAAATAACCTAAAACTTTTAATCTATCCTGCTTATAACCACTTGATGGATCATATATTAAATCATTGAAAGATGTGTTGTTGTCAATCAAGCACACCTGTTCTTTTTGTACAAGAGGGACTTTCGCAAAATATATTCCATTTATTGTATTTTTCGTTTGTATACTGAAATCATTGGATTGCCTAATGACTCTTACAAAATTTTTATCTAATTTATTTCCGTCTTCTTTTAGTATTCCATATGTGTAAAAATTATCTACCACATTGTCAGCAACACTAAAAGATGATTTTACACTTAATTTTTTTGAGGCTGGACTTAAACTTATTACACTGCCTTCGTCCCATTTTTGAGTTGTCCAGAATAAAAATTCTTTGGTGCTTAATTGCCAGTTAGCAACTTGACCTATTTCTTTATTAAACTCTTCGAATGAAAATCCTTCATCTTTTAAGTATTCGCCATAACCTAACAATATGTCGACTATTTCTTGTGCTGTTCTATACAAAGTGCCGTACGCAACTTCTTTTACAGTGGTTTTGTCAAATCTTCTTCTTAATATTGCTTCTGCACCACCTTCTGTTGGCAATTCAACTAATTTAACAAATTTAGAATTATCAAACGTAGAAGTAGATAAATGACTTGTTTCTGTTGCATAAAATTGTTCTTCGTATTTTACGTATTGTCCAATATCATATCTTTGATTTTCTCCCCAATTTACAAAAGAAGCACTTACTCCACCTACATTAATAACGGGATCGTCAGCCTGTTGCACGTGTTGGTAATATTTTATTTGCGGAGAATTTTTATCATATCCTCTTAAAATATAACCAGATGCATTTAGTTCAACTATAACAGCACTATAATTTAAGACTTTAATTGCCGCACTTGTATTTTGTATTAGTCTGTAGTTTTCTTGAGGTACAAATATAGAAGTACTTGCATTAGGCGTTTTGCTGTCTAAGATCAATTGGAATTTTTCTTTTTTGCTGTATCCTCTTATCTTAAATCCAATTTGTGCGCCAATGCTTTTTAAGTTTGTTTTGTAATCTTGATAATCTGTTAATAAATTTGTTTCCACAAAATCAAAAAGATAATTTACTAATCCAGATGTGTTAACAACTGTGTCTTCATTTATAGCACTAGGAAAAATTAAATTCTTAGGTTGTAGTTGCACTTCTCCGTTGTACACAATTTGATTTGCAGGGTTTCTTGAAATCCTTGAAGTGTCAAATCCAACTCCTATCACTTTTGATGGTTGATGCAAAATGAATGCTTTCAACACTGAGAAAGGATAATCTGAACTTCTTCTCCATGCGTTTTCTACAGGACTTGAATCACCGAATTTAAAATCTGCTTTGCCTAATGTAGGATCGACTTGTCTTGCATAAGCACTGTCAAACGGACTTCTTATATTGCCGTCACTATCAGCAGGTATGTGTCCTGTTAATCCTGGTCTTGCATAGTTTTCTTTGTAAACAATTTTTTTGTTTGGTTCTCTTACTATTCCATCTTCCAAATCTTTCCAAAGAACTAAATTGTCTTTTGTGTACGGTGCAGGGCCATAAGTTGATTCCCACCATGTTGGTTCTATGCTGAAGCCTAACATCTCCCAAGGTGTAATGTTTGGTCTATCTGTATCGTATAATTCTCTGTAGATGGCTCTCCAAAAACCAGCAAGAGGTTGACCTGCTGGATCAACAGCATGACTGTAATTCCAAGTTCTGCTGTCACCTATCAAATAATATGAATTGTTTGTGTAATCCTCGTTACCAACTAAACCTAGCCATTCGTTAAAGTCAGGCAGTACACTATTGTTTATACTTGTCCTTGTAAATTTATTAGTTCTGTGTGTTCCAACTAATAAATCTTTATAATTTAAAATGTCTTCATTGTATACAACCTTGATATTGTTAAAAATTCTTTTTTCCAATTCTAATATTAAATCGTCCCTGAAGTCATTGTACGCAACCGTTATACTTCCGTCGTGCCCTTGAATTACATTTACAGGTGTCACTAATGTTGTGTCTAAATATTTTATGGGTCTATACGAAGGGTACAATCCAAGTTTTGTAGGAGTTGCTGGTATATGACTGCCATTTGTAGTTTCGTATTCATACACGTCTATTTGATCATCTAGTGTCAAAGTTTTTGATACATTAACAAATCCGTTTTCAAATGTGTAATCTTTACCATGCATCAATTGTAAGTTATTGTGGTATACATATACAGCCTGCTTAGACAAAGCAGTTAAATCAAAATTGTTTGTTAATTGATAGAATTTACTATCTACATCTAAAACTTTGTGCGTGGTTAATTTAAATGCTCCTCTTCCTATCATATCTGTCTGGAAGAATGGAGATGCTTTAGTGTTGTCTTTGTTTAATTTTTCTAAGATTTTATCGACAGTAGTTTGCACAGAGCCTTCATAACCTAAAGTATCAATAGCACTTACAAATGCACGTTTAAATTTTGTGTACTCCGTTTGACTGTGTTTTATTGCTTTAATTACATTTATATCATTTCTATTAAGCAAATAAGACGATAAGCCTATTGGTCCTGAATGTTTTAAAAATTTACGTCCATATTTAGAAGCATCAGGAAAATCTCTTAGATTGCTTACGCCAGGAGTTTGACCAATCCAACCTGGTAGTTCCGATGTAATACTTTTTACGTGATCATTTATTTGTCCAGTTGTAAATGTGCCTACCTCACTGTTTAGAGGATTGCCTTGCAAGTTAGTTGGAAATTCATAATGTCCGTTATCATTTTTTACGGTTGCACTTCTTGTTTTGATTACTACGGAATCATTTACATCTAGTTTTTTAGCAAAACGCACAAATGCAATTTGATTTACTCTATGTATTGACCAGTCTGTTAATTCTACTTTTTGTTTATCATTGACAAAAACTTTAACTTGCAGATCATTTAGATCACCGCTGTTCTTGTACACATCAATTGCGAAATCATTTGTAAGACTTTCTGTTGCAGTGTATTGTCGTACTACAGGTTGATAACTTTCGGTAGGTGCTTTAGTCCAACCATTTGCAGTCACAAAAGAAGTTCTGTCTGAATACTTTCTTAAAAATGCTGAATTTGTTTTTTTAGTTGTTTGGGTCTGGTCCACAACATACACAAAAGAATCATTTGGCAAATTGTAATCAAAAACAATATCACCAATGTTTTCAACATTAAGATATGATAAAGGAAAACCTAGTTCTGTATCATTTGTTCCTGTTCCTTGTTTGTATGAAAAAATTTTATTTCCCATAAAATTGGAATTAGGATAAGTGGAAGACGCAAAACTATTTCCTTCTGCATCGTATAATTCAAATAATGGCGCTTGGTTTACTTTAGTTTTCTCTTGCGTTAATTTCCAATCAGTGCCGTTGAAGTAATAAATTTTGCCTGCATTTTTAGTTCCGTTGCTTACTAGGACCGTTTCATCTGTTAATGCTGTACTAGTCGCATCTTCTATCAAACTAATTTGATTTGTAGTTACTTTGTCTTTTGTAAATGCTAGAATTTTTACTGTGTAAATTTTATTTTTGACTAAAGGATCGTTGTCTTTCGTAAATAAAACTTTCATTCCATCTGTTAGATTTACACCGTCAACAAAATATCCTGTTGATCCCTCAACATTGCTCATCACATCGATTGTTTTGTCATCTATTAAGTCAATGATGCCTTTAGAAGATGTCCCAAATTGATACAATTTAAGACCCGCTTCAAATTCAATAATAGGTCTTCTTGCTCTTAAAGTTTGGTCTATGTTAGGTACATTGCCATTTGCCTTGGCACTTGCTTCTATTACTGATTTGTGTATCCATCTGTTGTGTCTACTCCAAGGATTTCTATCGGATGAAGCCTTGTTTATCACCACATAATCTTTTGTTACTGCATATGAAGTTGCAGTGCCGAAGCCAACTGTATCAAAATTTACTGTATCGAATGGAACTTGAGTTTTTTGTGTGTAAGAACTTACTACTTCAAGGTCCTGTACCTTAATAAGTTTTATACCCTCACCTACACCTTCTACATAGTATTCATCATCTGCATAGTTCGTAGGAGTCACTGTACCTCGGAAATTTATTTTCATTCCATTTGAAAGTTCTGTGCCATCTGGTAAAGTATAACTTTTCTTTCCTATTACTTCATTTTCTACATCTATTGCAGAGTTTTCAGATATTTCATATATCTTTATTAAGCCAAAAGATTCTATATCTTTGCTAGATCCGTAATATAAAGTGTCTGGTGCGTTGTCCGCCACTGTAAATGTTATTGTGCCTTTTTCGACTTTTTGCGAACTTACTCCTGTGTTGTAATTGTAACTGTCGTCTAGATCACGTTCAGTCTTAAAAGTTAAAGGCATTCCCTGAGCATCGATCTCAAATTTATAAGTTTGACCTTTGTATAATTTAAGTGTTGGATTGGAAGTCAATCCATCTGGAGTAAAAATGTATGCATAATTGTCACCAGCATCTGATTTTGTAACCGTGTACGTACTTACAACACTTCGTTGTTGACCTGTCACTGTAACAGTGTCAGCACCATAAGGAAGCCAGAAGTATTCTCTAAAGTTTACAAATTTGTCCCAATTGATTCTAGGAGACCATGCGTAATATTCTTGGGCATTGAGATTGCTGTGGTCATCGGCGAAGCCGCCCAAATTTTTAATTTGGTTAAAGTAGTCAATGTAGTCTGAATAAAAATTGACGTTGCCTAATGCATCTTTTTGAACAATGCTTGGCTCTAATTTGTAATTCTCTCTGTCTTTTGAAACTTCCTCCACATACAAATCTCCTGCTTGAAAGTTGGGAGTGTTTTTTCTGCCGTAGTAAGCATTAATTTTTTCAAGTGTTCCTTGACTGATTAGTTGATCTATTGTGCTGTGAAGAAATTTATTGTTTACCGGTGTTCTAAAATACTTGGGTAAAAATTCTGCTGACTTTCTTTCTTCTTTACCTGAACCCGTTGGTATCGGAAATTCCTGTTGATCGTTGTCGTATGCCATTAATATCCACTTCCTCCACCAGAGCCTCCGGAACCACCACCTGATGAACCGCTACCGGAACCAGTGTTGCTTGTATATGTTGTTGTAGACGAAGATGAAGAAGTGTTAGAAGTAGCAGTGGATGAACTGCCAAGAGTCAACGTGCCACTCAAACCTGTGTCTGCTGAAGTGCTTGTTACTATAGAACCAGATGATTTAAGATTACTTGCCGTGATTGCATCAATTATCTGTACATCAGAAACTCTTGCTCCACTTACAAATATCTCATCATTCTCACATCTTATCTCAAATAAACTACCAAATGTCTGTGCACCTGCGTTAGGCACAATTACGAATGTTGCCACATCTGGCAACAATTGATTCATCACAAATGTGCTCAATTCCGTGAAGTAAAATGTATCACCGAACTCCCAATTTTCCAATGCAAAGAACAGATTGATTGCTTCTATTACCCTGCTCTTAATATCGGCATCGTTCACGACCTGATCTGGATTTTTGACCACTTTGAACGTTGCTTGTAGGTTTGTGTCAGCATTGGAACCGAACAACACTTTGTATTTCACAGGATGATATATTATTGTGTCACTGATTGACTTGATAGGTGCCAAAGCGGAATTGAAGTTTGTAAACAATGAATCACTGCTTGGCAACAAAGGTTTTGTATCATTGGTTCCGTTGAGCCATAATCTAAAATCTGTGTCATAAGTTCTAGTCAGTATGTACATATCTATAAGATTAGATGCACTAGGATCAAGTCTTGTGTTTCCGTCCACCGTGTGTACGTATTGGAACTTGATGTTGTCCCTTCCAACGTGTGCAACGTAATTTGTTACATCGCTTGTGACGTTGTTTGTTGTGTCAATCTTTTTGAAAGAATCGCTATCTACAAGATACACAATGTCACCGTTGTTGTAATCTCCTATTGTGCCTACACCTGATTGTCTAACATAAATTTTTTCTGAACTAGCATCTACATATTCGAATCTTGTAGTGCCTTGACTTCCCGAAACTAATTTTTGGAAAACATATTTTTTCAATGGATTAGTTTCCGGATCAACCACATGATTAAATGTGTCTGGATTATCCACTATGCCGTCCTGGTCACTGTCAAACTGACTTAATTCAATTTTTGAACTGTCCACGTAACCCTCTGCTGTCCTAAATTCTGTTGACACACTGAAATTTAAATCTACATTAAAATTTGCTGTTGAATCCGGTTTAGTGTTAATTGAAAGCACTGTGATTTTATCCTGTAAAGTTTTTCCAGTTTGCACATTAAAGTTTCTATCCGCACTATCATAAAAGAATCTTACTTCCCTTTTACTTTCAAACACATAACGCAATCCTCGTGATGTCATAGTGTAAGATGATCCATTAGTTATAAATCTTATAATCCAACTAGAGTCTAATTGTTGGCTGGTTAAATCACCAGTCTTACCTGTGCTGAAATCACCGAACACATTTAGATTGTTTTCATCTATCACTTGCCATTTTCTTGTTGCTACATCATATCTTAATCCAAAGTTATTGTATGCAAATGCTTGATCAATTATTAATGTTTTCACATCATCACTTAATAATTTGCTGAACTTAGGCAATATCTGTGTTGCTATTGCATTAGAAGGAATTTGATCATTTAATTTTATCGCTCCCTCTCCTGTGCTTGAATTAGATACGCCATCATTTAAAACACTGACCACAGATGTCCATTTGTAGGTCACAGCAAATTTATGATCTGTTGTGCCTGGCATCAATCCGTGTTCGTTGTTTTCCATGAAATGGAAACCTTCAGGAGCCTCAAATTTAATCATAGCACCCGGTTCAATGTATTTCATTTGACTTGCTGTAAATTGTCCTACTTGATAATTTGTTCCTGTTGAACTGTTTGTGAATTTTCCTGTAGAAACGTTTGTTGTGCTAGTCACTTGGTTCCATGTTGCGTTTAAATCAGTCAATAATATTTTTGGAAATTTTTCTATATAATAATTTCTTGTTTTCTTGTCGCTTAACAACGGCTCTATCTTGTTAGCAATGACCGCCTCGATATCTGTTTGGGTAGCAAAACTAAATGTAGAAATTGATTCGGTGTCTTCCTTGTATATAGAACCATCAGCACCAAATATATTTGTGTTGCTAAATTTACCTGTGCTGTCTATAAGATCAAAATATCTCGAAATTCCGCTAGAGGTTCTGTTTGTTGCTTTAATTTTTACAATTTCTTGATTAGTACCTAAAGGCGCTACTTGATAATCTTCGCCTGTAACCATTCTATTCTGTGTGTAATAAGTTGCAGGAGCATTTTGTCTTATATTTGCATTTGATTCAGATGTGGTTGCATTATCAACAGTGTATTGTAAACCAAAAGTTAGTGTTATGGTTTGTTGTTGACCATTAGCAGAAATATAATCTACATCTATTTGAATATTTTGTAAATCATCTGGAGTGATTCTAAGAGATCTATTAGCACTTGTTCTGTAGTATACTCTAAAAGTACCTTGAGGCAAATTGCCAAATGTTCCATCTGCAAATTTAATTTCGACTGAATCTCTATTTTTTGTTAAGACAGTGTAGATGTTTTTGATATCTTTTGCAGTTGAATTGTAGATCACATTGTTTCCTTGTGTTGATTCTACCTTAGTCCATAATTCTACTTCATTGCCATTTTCATCTAATCTCCATAACCAAACGTCTGTGTTGTTTACGTTTGTTGCATCAACGGCCACAGTTTGATTATTGCCTGGAGTAGCAATACTAAAGTCACCTTGATCCAATACACCTTGTCTAAAATGTGCAAAGAATCCAGTGTTATTACTTGCACTTCCTTTACCGTCGTCTCGATATAAAAATCTTAATGCTTCACCCACAGCAGGAGTTTCTTCCACTATCGCTCCATTTTCAAATCCTGTTGATACAACGTCAAAGTCTAAATTTGAACCATCAACATTTTTTGAAAAAGAAAATACAGGTGCATCAAGACTTGCTGAACGGAATCTATATTGGGCAGTCGGAATAGAATCAATTGTGTCACTCTTGACCGGACTGCCAAATTTTTCATTGTCGTTTAGTCCAGCATTTAAAACTTTTATGAATTGTTCGTACCAATTGCTATTTCCAGAGTCGTTCCATGTAACTACCTGTCCTGACAAATTTAAATTATTGCTGTCCACAACGTTTTCAGTTGTTGAGACCGAAAGTAATTTTAATAGTCCGTTTGCCGCTTGATTTCTAGTTGCATTGTAACTTATTAATCTTGCTAATTTTAAGACGCTATCTCTTCTGTCTGCTAGTTCTAAAAAATTTTCTCTTGCGTTTAAATCTATTCTGTATGAAATATTTTGACCTAGAAATGCAATCAAATCTATTAGGGCAAGATATTCCGATGATTCTATATAGTCGTTGAAATCTTCAGGATAGTTATCTCTAAGATATTGCACCATTGTTCTACGCAATGTGTCAAAGTCGTAACTTTTAAAATCTGCATTTTTATAAGACTGGTATACTCTCTTCCAATCTTCTGCAAGTAACAATCTGTTTAATCTATCTGTTGATGACATGAATTATCCTTTTTATACCATTATTTATTTGTGTTAGTAAACTACGCATTTAATTCGGTATCCCAATTCTTTCGTCAAAAGTTAATCTTAACGTCTCTGACACGTTGTAAGTCAAATACTCCAGTTCAACTTCGATCTGTAAACCTGATTCAAAAGGCACAATTTGAACTGTTGTTGCATTCACCCTAGGATCATTGTTAATAATATCTAAAACATCCTGTTCTATTGCCTCTTCAAGTTCGCTAGTCAAGGGATCTTGAATTACGTCCCAGATTATAGTTCCAAAGTTTGGATTTTCTAATTTCTCACCTTTGGATATATGAAAATGATTAATAATGTCCTGTTTGATCAATCCAATGTCAAAGAGACCAAATTTTGTATTGTCATTGTTGACAGTGCTTATTCCCCTATATGCTCTTTGAGTAGGTAATGCTGTCCGCAAAGTGCCCTTTGCTACAACTACGTCCTTATACAATTTTTTCTCAGCCATACTACTATTTACGCTCCTTAAGTTCTACCACTTTTGAAAGTGTCTGGTATGTTTACTGGTTCTGCAACCACTATTTGTTCATCAACATTTCTGTCTGTTTTTGCAACTGCAACAGCAATTGGATCATAGTTTTCATGATGTGCCCAAGGTTCGTGTTGTGGTATTCGTTTCATTATTGAGTCTGTGTTTTCTCCAGGATTTTGAAATGTTGATAATTCACTGATCGGAGCACCTGAGAACACGCCATTGGCTATGTTGACCAATCCTCCCACGTCTATATTGACATTTGATCCTGCATACAAATTGCTATCAGAACCTACAGTTGTATTTTGTGTTGCACCAATGTCATTTGTTTGTGTGCCAGTCACTTTTAAATTTTCAGTTGCAACTTCTGTGTTTATTGTGTCTGCTTTTAAATTAATATTGCGATTAGCCTCAAGGTTAAAATCTCTGTCTGTTTTAAAATTGAAGTCTCCTTTGCTGTGGACACTTACACTATCATTTGCAAAAAAGTCTATTTTGCCACTTGCAGTCATTTCTATCCAAGCGGACCCATTTGCGTTTGCAATATAAACTAAATCTTCTGAGTTGTGTAATAATATTTGATGTCCAGTTCTAGTTCTTATTCTGAATAATTCGTTGTGCGGAGTGTTTTCATCACCTTCTGTCACTGGTTCATCTGTTGCAACATTAATGTATTCGTATTTGCCAGTCGCCGCAGAAGTTTTTCTTATAAATTTTTCATCACCGTCGTCCATTACTATAGATGTACCGCCTAATCGTGCAGTTAAGAACGTGTCGGATTTTGTTGCAGTCTTGTCTAAAGGTCCAGGAGTGCTTATTCCAAACACAGAACTAGGAACTTCTCTTCTTGCACTTGTGGTTGTTAAACCTCTTGTCTCATCTTCTGTTAATCCTTGATTGTCCAACACTGCTTTGAAAAGCATATTGATTGGTTTTTTAATGCTTAACGGATTTGATATTGTTTGTCCTTCCACACGCAATTTATTATGTTCTCCCACAGGTAATTTTTTTCCGGACAGTGATGCATCTTCAGTGTCTGTGTTTGTCGTTGCAGGTCTTCCATCAGGCAACATAAAATTCATTGTAGTCTGTTGCACACAGCCAATCCAAAATGCTCTGTTGATGTTGCCTTCCACAAACATTACTAAGACTCTGTTTCCTACATCTGGCGGGACAAACCACATTCCATAACTTTGTTGTGTGCCACCATAAGAATCGTTTTTAGACAATCCTCTTACACTGGTTGCACCATAAAATGGATGAAGATATCTGCACACAACGGTTTGTCCTGTGCCTCCGTCGCCACCTGTCTCAGATGTACGCAGAAGTTCAACCTCAATCGATCCACTATACAAAGGGTCAAGCACATTCACAACTCTAGCCTCAAATGGGCCGGGAGAATTAATATCTAATTTTTTTTGCGATTTTCTTTTATCTAATTTCACTAAATGTCTCCAATTCCGCCATTGTTCTCAATAAGGCCAAAATTTTCGCCTAATCCATTATTATTATTACTATCTTGGTTTTTTTCTTTTGTTTTAGCACTGGTGTTTGTACTTTCATCTGCTCTTATTTGTAATGATTGTGGAGCCACCAATGTTAAATCCTGTTCAAACTTTCCTCCTCTGAATGTGCTTTCCACTTGCGTGACCCTGTATATTGCACTGAAGGTTCCTAATTTAACAGCAGTACCATCTCCTCCTGCAATCGCAACAGATTTCATATCTCCAGTTTTTTCATCTATGTCAACGGGAGTAACAAAAAACACTTCTACATGGCACATACCGTTAAGATAATCCATTTCTCTTTTTCCAAATTCTATATCTGGATTAGTGCTAAAAACATTCTGTATCACAAGATTTCCCATGCCGCTGTTGGGCAAGAAATATGTATCACCCACTATGCTCAATGTTAAGTTTAATAAATCAACTTGCGAATTCATTATGTTTTCGTTGAATTGAATTGCAGTTTGAATGGCAGGATTGGTAAATTCTAATCCCATAGTTGGAGATTTCAAGTCTTCGCTTGAGGTTTCATTTGCGCCTGCGCCATCTTTTATTTCATTTTTGTTGGCGTTAAGCACAACTGTTGAATTTCTGTTTACTGCCGCATCTGTTTCAACCCTGACTCCCTGTCCTGGAAAAATACTGCTGTTGCTGTTGCTTGATGGTCTTTCTCTCTGTAAATCAAAGAAAGAAAATTGATAGTTCAAATCAAAATTTAAAATATCCTCGTTTACGCCTGTGTATAGGTAATTATATTTTTTATGAACAGTCTGCCTTAAAAGGTCCATACCTTTTCCAAATGCCGTGGCATCCACCATTGATCCACCCGC